GAGAAACTTGTAAATCTTTACTGTTTTTTATAAGTAAATCTATACCAGCACCTGTCGAACCTTGATAATGATTCGCTTCGTCAGCATCAAATTTTTTAATAATCTCATTACACTTATATTCAGATAACATATTATCTTGTATAAAAATATAAGGATCAGTAACTATTGTGGTGTCAATCATTAGCTTAATTCAATGTGTTTTGCAATTTTTATATTTCCAGCTACAACTATTCGATTTTCATTAGAGTTATGCTCTTTTACACGGTGAGTGACATAAGAAGGAAATACTATTAAATCTCCTTCTTTTTGTTGTGGAACTAAAGATTGTCGCTCATCAGTAAATTCAAAACAAATATCTACTGGTTTTAAAAAATGTACAAAAGAAAGAACAACATTATCACCACAACCAAAATGATCGTGGATAGGATGATGACTTATTTTGTTATAAACTTGTACCCAAAAATCAAACCATATAAGTGAGGTATTGAAAAAAAATTGATCTTTTGCAATTTCGTCAACTCTTTCTTTATAAAAATTATATAAAAAATTTAAGTGTTGTAAATCCTTATCTTTGTTGTGATAGGTCGTTACATACTGTTCTTTGTTTTTTACACCTACTTCTATGGTTTTTTCTTCAAGAGTTTGTAGTTGGGTGGAATCTAGTTTCCAATTCCCATGAATATACCAAGGAATTTTCATTTAGTCTTTTGCAGCAATAATTACGTCTAAATATTGAACAGCCATATCTAGGTTAGTTACACTGATGCTGTGGTTGTGTGCACTACCAGTAAATGTAGCGTTGTGAGTGTGTGCAGTACCACTTAACGAACCGTTGTGGTTGTGTGAGCTACCAGTAAATCCGTGTGAGTGACCACCGCCACCACCAGCACTACTGGACGGAGCATTACCAGCATGTGTATAGTTTCTTGTGCCACTACCAATATAACTTGTATCAGTTAAACCAGCAGCGTTGTTTCTGTAGTTTGTATTATTACCTCTTCTTTGCTGCATACCATAATTATGGCTGTGACTTGGTATTTGGTTAATAGTCAGTGTATGACTGTTTACAGTACCAGATGTTGACACACTAGAAATGTTAACGTTACCGCCAGCTGTTGTATTAGCGACTGAAATGTTACCACCAGCAGTTGCGTTACCAGAGTTAGCTGTAATTGATCTGTCAGCCAAGGTATTACTAAACGCATTAGTACCACCAGAACCAGCTGTTCCAGATACAACTCTAAGAGCTTTGTTATCTACACCACTTGTTTGTTTTGTCCATCCTGTGGGAGCAGATGTTTGTTGAAAGAGCATCTTAGTTCCAGATGGAAAAGCCTGTGCTTCAGATATAGCTGTTCTTACATATGCAGTTGTAGAAACCTTTGTTGAGTTATCAGATTGTGCTTGAGTAGTTGCAGTTACACCGTTAACAAGTGCTCCATTAGTAGTTGATAAACTATCTTTTGATGTTTTTAAAGCTGCTACGTCTACACCGTCAACATTTCCTGTAACTGATATATCACCAGTAACACCAACACCACCAGAGGTAATATTAAGTATTAGATTGTTAGCTTGGTTAGTACCACCAGCTAATATTCTCACAGCATTAGGAGAAAAAACTGCACAATCATTTACACTTCCACCAACAGCACCACCATTAGTTAGTCCAGCAACAGTAGTTCCGTCTGCTTTTTTAACTAGGTGACCTTGGTTTGTACCACCTTTTGTAACTATAAAAGCATCACCACTGGAAACTGTTACTTCTACATCATCACCAGCTTGTACTTTTCCTGTTGAAGTGATGTTTCCTGTTACGTCAATACCAGAATTTGCATTTAAATTTCCAGAAACAGTTGTTGTTCCATCAGATTGAATATTTAATCTACCAACATTATTAGTTACGTCTTTAATATCAAAATGACCACCATCTACTTTTATTTGAAAATCACTATTAGCATTTGAGTCTGTCAAATTAAGTGTAGGAGAAGTTCCTTCTATGCTTACATTTTGACTAACAGTAGCAGAACCAGTTGTTGTTAAAGCTCCTGTTACGTCAACACCAGCATCATCAACGACAAGTCTAGCTGTACCAGATCTTGTAGCTGTTATGTTGCCATTGTTTGCTACTGCTACGTTTGATGTGCCGTTTGCAATAGTTGTGCTGTCAATCGCAGTTGTTGAAGCTGCTGTAACTAGACCTTGAGCGTCAACTGTGACGATAGGAATAGCAGAGCTAGAACCATACTGACCAGCAGTTACGCCTGAGTTTTCTAATTGTGTACCAAGGATTGAACCAGCTGGTACGTTATCCATATCTTGAGCAGCCATTGCGTGACCGCCAGCTGTTGAGCCGTCATGTACGACAAGAACGTCCTTGTCTGTATCTACCGTAACTTCACCTTCGGCTCCAGTAAAGCTACTATGTTGCGAGGTTGTACCTCGTCTTAGTTTTAATAATTTTGCCATTTATAGAGTTCCGAAGTCAAGTTGTAGATTGTTACCGCTAATTGTACCAACTTCTGTAAGATTAAAGTTATTACAGTCTAATGCAGCAGCAAGTTCGGGTGATGTGTCATCAGCTACGTTTTGTATACCAGAGTTAGATGTAATACCTAACCAAGCAGAACCATTGTAGTTTTTTAAGGTGTTAGTGGATGTGTCGAACCACAAGTCTCCAGCACTTGGGCTGCCAGGTTGGGATCCAGAAATGAGATACTCTGCAGCGTAACGATTAACGTCACCAATAGAAGCAGCCACAGTATTAATATTTGTAGCATTTGATACTGCTGAGTTGATGTTTGAAGCATTGGAAACTGCACTGTTAATGTTTGATGCGTTACTTACTGCAGCATTAATATTACTTGAGTTGTTAGCTACAGCCGTAACGTTTGAGTTATTATTTGCAACTGCTGTTACGTTGCCAGATATACCAGCTACTGTTACAACATTAGCCGAAATATCAGCTACAGCTTTGATAGGATCTTCAACTACAGTAATACTATTACCCATACCACTGTGGTTTGTGCAGTAGTATACAAAGGTTGTTGGCTGTGACTCAGGTACTACAAGTTGGACTTTTGCACCAGCTTGTCCTTGAGTACCAGTAATAGTAACACCAGTGTTATAAGCACTACCACCACTTTGAAAACGTAGTGGATGGTTAGCATTAGATGCATCACTTACATCAAATGTATATGTCCAGCCTTTGTGTAATGTAAGAGCAGGAGCTGATACTCCATCAATTACAAACTTACCACCAGATACAGTTACCGTAAAAGTAATTTCATCTTCTAGTGCATCTGCAACTATATCAAGTGAACCGTTAGAACTACCTGTAGCTACTGGGTTTGTAATAAGACCTAGATCTTCACTATATGTTATAGCACCTGATACGATAGCTACGTCATCAAGAACTGACTGAGACGGTGTAATAATAGAAAACGAACTACCAGTATAAACTTGTAAGTTGTCATTAGAACTATCAAACCATAAATCACCTTCTTGTAAAGCTGTACCATCATTTCTTTGAGTAGGTTGACTTGCAGATATAATGTATATATCAGCAAAGTTGTTAATATCTACTACGTTTGCACCAGCATTTACAATGTTAGTAATGTTCTGTGCAACAGTATTAACTTGTGTTGCTATAGGTACTAATCTATGAAAACTATATGTATGTGTTGTAGATGTTGACTCTACTAAGAATCCAAAGTTTTGAGGTATTGTAGGTGCACCAGTTATAGTAACAGTGTTTCCTGTACCAGCTCCGTTAGGTATGGTTATAGTTCCACTACTAGGAGTCAGAGTAGCAGTTGTAGCTGCGATACTTAGTATAGCTGCCTGTCCTGTAGCTCCTTGTGGGTTAGTTGCTGGAAAGCTAGTTTGGTTTGCAATAGCTGTAAAACCACCAACCTCATCAATAAGGTCAATAATCCTGGCGTTAATAGCAGCTGTAGTTGCTACAAATGCGTCAGAGTTAGACCATGTAGCACCACTAGCAATAGTTTCTGAACTATCTTGTCTTAAGAATTTAGCTTCAGCTTCTGATTCTGTGTAGTATCTACCGTCAAGAGCACCACCTGTAAGTTCTGTTTCTGTAAAATATCTACTATCTAAAGATGTAGTATTCATCTCAGATAGGCTAAGTTTGTCAGATTGTAGTAGTGTTTTTATTTCAGCAGAGGTTTGGTCAGCTGTAGCTGCTGTTTCTATACCAGCTAGTTTAGTTTGTTCTGCATCACTAAACTCGTTAGTGTTAGCGTTTGCTTCGTATGCAGTTTTAATCTCTGCATTAGTTTGGTCAGCTGTAGCTCCAGCTTCGATACCGTTAAGTTTTGTATGATCTGCGTCAGTAAAAACATTACTGTTTGTAGCAGCTTCAGTAAGAGTTCTTATTTCTGCTGCTGTTTGATCTGCTGTAGCTCCTGCTTCAATACCATCTAGTTTAGCACCGTCAGTTGCTACGTCACGTCCATCTACTGTACCAGAAACGGTTATGTTTCCTGTAACAGTATGAGCACCAGTTGCTAGTGTGCCACTGGTAGATACATTCTGCGATCCAAAGGACGGTGTCACTTTTGTACCAGCTATAGCAGCTGACGTGTTAATATCATCGTTTACTATAGTACCGTCAGCTATCATAGTTGAGTCAACTGTACCAACATCTGTGGTTTTGACGACTAAATTAGCTTGTCCTAACGTATTATATATCTTACCTTCTAAATCAAACGCTTTATTTCTAGCTTCTTGTGCAGTAAAGTTAGATTGCTCCGCTGAATCGTTAAGATCTTTAGCTCTTATAGTACTGCCACTAGCAAAAGTTGTATATGTACCTTGTGCATCTCTTGTTCTACGTTCACAGAATACAACTGCACCTTGCGGTAGGGCAGTATTGAACGTAATGGTGTTGTTATCAGTGGAAAGTTGGTAGTTATATAGTTGTGTGCCTACAGAGACTGCAGGGTAGTATAATCCATCTGTATTGTTTACTTGTGGGTGACTAGCATCTGCTGTGCTAGTACTAGACTGGCGTAACTGCAGAACTCTAGTACCACCCGACAATGTAACATAAACATCTAGATCATCTTGATTATGAAGTTGTATACTGACAGGAGTAAATGCTGTTGTTGTAGCATTACTCGTGGCAGGAAATGTTTTTTTAGTTGTAACTGCCATTGATAACCTATGTTATTTTGGAAAATCGTTTATTAAATAGTCTATTCTATTATAATCACCTACTCTTGCTGCTTTCTTCTTCGCTTCACGAATTTTTATTCTTTGGTTAAGATCACTAAATTCGTCTTTAGTTAATAATTGGTTTATAGCTCGTTTCTTTGCTCTTACTATTTCTCTATGTACCATTTGATAGAACATTTGTCCTTCAACCCCATCACCGTTTCTTCGTAAAAATCCACGTTCTTTGTAATCTTCTAACATTTTTTGCCATGCTTTATCACCTACAATACGTTCTAAATTAGTTCTAAGGCTTTGATCCATAGACATAATCTTTTGTAACTCAGATCTTTCTTTAGATGTTAGACGCTCACCTTTGTAAGTTGTTACAGCATCTGGTAAATTGTAGTTTATTTCAACTAAAGCCTGTTTTACAGGATCATCACCTGCGTCAACTATAGCTACAGGGCTAACTGCATTAAATATACGTAAGAATGGATTATCTGGAGGTGCTACATATGGTAAACCTGATCTATCTTTACCAAATACATCATATTTGTTAGGTATATTGCTTCTAAATATAAGGTCATTTTTTCTTATTTGCTCAAGAAAAGACACGGCCTCTACTTCATTAGCATCCATAACCTCTCGTAAACCAGCTAGTAGACCTTGATATGGCATAATACCTCTAGCTATCCTAGCTACAGCACGTTGAGCTGCACCTACATTAGTGTCTGCATTTAGTATTGTAGCTAAATCAGCCACACCTGATAGCATAGACTTATCAACAAACAGTGCAGAGGACATCCATATAGTCTTTTGGAACATATCGTCAAACGCATCTTCACCTAAAACGTGTTGATTAGTTGTTATATTAGCAACTGATGAGAATATAGTGTTAAATGGCTCCATATTTCTATATGATATGTACATGTCACCAACTTTAAATGAGTTAGCTTGTATACCACGCATTTTCCATTGATCTCGTGTTTCCTTATCATATGGTAGGTCTCCAGTAACCAAACCTTGCAGAGA